GCCAATAAGTTTCTGATTGATGTGTAGATATCCATTTTAAATCGTTTTTAATCTGTTTTTAAGTTGATATTAATCCTCTCTTTCAGTTCATCGTAATCAAGCCCGTCACGTTCAAGATGTATCCTGACCTGTCTGATGACAGCCGTTTTTGTAGCCTTCGCCCGGATGAACCTCAGCAGGTTCGGCCCGATGAGCGGGTCTTCTTTCAATTCTCCCTGGTTCAGCCCCAATACGATATAAGCGTTCTGTATCTCGGATCCGCCTATTATAATGCCTGAACGCATGCCGTCCTTCCCAAGGACAGGCTTGATTGCCAGGTCTCCGTTGTCCGCCAGTAAGATCCCTTTCATTGCTGTATATTTTTATTTTCAATGTCCTCCCGTTTCACTTTCTGTGCCGTACTCGCCGGTGCGGCCGCCGTTCCCGTCTGGGCACTCGCGCTTCCGGTTGTGCTTACCTGGTGGGTATGCTTGTTGAACACGTCAATAAAAGCGTTAAGTTTCTCCGTCAGTTCCCCGACTTTTACCAGTCCGCCCAATCCGCCGCCATTTATGACAATCGTTTCCGCCGTGACCTCAATGGATTCCACCTCCGCGGCGGAAATGAGGAACGGGTCGGTTTCCCGTCCTTCCACAATGCCTATCAGGCACAGGCTTCCCGGTTTTGGATATACATTGACGGATCCCGTTCCCAGTCCGATGTCAAAGTAATCAAGCCCGTCTGATTCCCCGACGGCGTCCATTACTCGTTTCTCCTTGTCCACGGATGTAACCGTACACCATCGCAACTGTGCCTGTCGGCCGCTCTTTCCTATATTTTCAAATCCTTTTTTCAGTTGTTCGTCAATTGTCATTCCGCACGTCCTCCCAATTCCAGTTTCTGCCTGTAAGTGGCGTTATCACTGAACTCCTTCGTCACCTTCTCAATAAAGTATCTTCCGGACATTTCCGGAGTAATCACACTGCTGAGTTCCAGTATCATTCCGTGAGTGACGGAAGGCGTTCCGAAGAGTTCCACACCTCCCTTGTAGCGTTGCTTCTTGAGCCGTTCGTAGAACCGTCTGGCGAAATCCCCCAGTATTTCCGGCGTAATCCTCATATCCTTGTCACTGTATCTGATTTTAAAGGTCTCCGCTCCGGGAACACCCACTTTCGCTTCCAGTTTCCTGCCTTTCCCGAGCATGGCGGTAGCAATGACCTCATATTCGCCGTCCGTCTCGTTCAGGTCCTGGCTGACCGCCTCCCTCTCCAGTTCAATTCTCACTTCCGGCAGTTCCGTCTTGTCCGAATACACATCTCCGCAGTACAGCTTTTTTCCTATAAAATAGGTGTAAAATCCCAATTTCTGTAAATCGTCGAAAATCTCCGACACCCGTTTTCGGGCATAACGTACCGCTCCCAGTTCCGTATCACCGAATGAGGTCTTCACTTCGTATCCTTGGGCCACATCCTTGAGCAGCTGTCCCAAAGTCACGCTTTTCTTTGAATAGCTTACCGTTTTCCGTTTCAGCCTGTACATCTCATCCTCGCACTTCACGGTAATGGGAATGCCCCTTGATACGGAAAGGATATATCCTTCAAACTCCGTCACCCAGTTGCCGTCATATCCCAGTTCTATCATGACACGGTCTCCGGCGCGAAGGATATCCGCCAGGTTCTTTCCCTCGTAACGGCTCATTTTCCGGGGAAGCACGATTTCCGCCGTATCCGTCAGCAGTTTCCACGAGCTTTCGATACGTACGGAAGAAACCAGAAATGTCTGGAATCCGCCTCTTTTGTCCGTTTCCGGAAATGTGATCCGGGCACACATCATATAGCTCATAACCGCAGGTTTTCAAGCGTGTCACTTATCGCGCGTATCGTAAAGGGCATCACCGAGCTGTTACCTTGTACCGGATTAAAATTCAGCTCCTCGATGAGGATGGCGTATATTTCCTTGTCGTTGAATATGCTCCCCGTCACACCGATGGCTTCCGTCACCTTCCTGAACTTGCACAGCGCGTTCACCTGTTCGGCCACCGTCCTGTACCCCTGGCGTTTCCTGTCCTCGATACAGAACCCCTGTATCATGATGTTCCAGTCATCCAGCCCGTATATTTCCTTCACGGTACCGTACGTGCCGAGCACCTTGGTCTTCGACACGTTCATCGGGCGGGAGAAGGACACAACCGTGGCGTACGGCATGAGGAAACTGGCCAGGTTGACCGTCGCGGGCGAACCGTTTGACTTATAAGTCTTGTACTTCTCGCAACCGTCCAGCGTGAATGTCCCGATGACAGGTGTCCCCATCCAGCTGTACGCTTCCGCCTGGCTCTCATCCACAAAGGTCACACCCCGGTAATCTCCCGGTTCATAGTCTTTCAACTCACGCCCCCACGGAAGGTATATCGGGGATGATATCCCGAACACTTCCGTAAAAAGCGCGCCGATATTCAATGCTCCGTTTCCTGAAATCATATTCATTTCCTCCTTATCCCGCCGCCGGAACAGCGTCCGTCATGACGGCTAATATTTCCTGTTTCACCCTGTCCGAAATCCTTTTGATATCATTCCCTCCGGCTACATGGAAATTGTTGTTCATCGTCACATTCATTGTGATATTCCGTACGTTTCCACTGCTGCCACCACTCAGTCCTTTTGCCTGTTGTCCACCGGTAGAGGAGCCGCTGCCGTTATTCGGGATGTTTATTCGGTTCACGGGGT